TTATTCTGTTACATTCTCAAACAATGAAACGGAATAAACCCATGAAGGTACACTGTTTATCAGGTTAACGTAACCACTATAGTCGCTATACAGTGGGTCCTGGCAACCGTGTTGCTGTGTATAATTAACGGAGAACATCCCTGAATTTATAAAATATTTATCCGCAAGAGCAGCAACGCAAAAATAGGGTTTTTTATTAGCATCCTGCACAAATTTTGCAACGGCATTCTGATCGCTGGATTTCACAAAAACAGGGACATCACCAAACTCTAATGGAGTAATATTAAGTTTAAAAGTAAAATCCGCATCCTTGTCACCAGTAGTAGAGAACAAATTATGTGGGATCACATTATGCTCATAAAAATATTTATTAAGTGCTGGCTTATGATCACCATAGACAACAATCACTGCATCCTTATCTATCGCCTGTACCTGTCGAGCAAAATCCGTTAAACGAGAGATAGATTCGGCCACTTCATATTTATAAACTGTTTCACCAGAATCATTGAGATATGGGAACGGACCGTGAGTACCCATGGTAATGAGATTCATAAAAATGGGTTGCCCCTGCTTCTCACGTAGCGCTTTTAATGCCGAGCGATAAAGTACGATATCATCTGTTTGCCACTGCCAGGGCTTCTTATTTTTTGCAATTTCGACTGGCACATCACCCATTTGTGTTATATCGACAAATTGATCAAAACCAAATTTACGATAGACATCACCTCTTCGCCAAAATGACCGATTATTATTATGAGCCGCAAAGGCATAGTAATTCTTGCGTTTTAAGGCGCTAGCAAAAGACTCGGCGTTATCCTTAAAAATATCAACATACTCCTGGTAGATGATACCAGAAAGATGCTGAGTTGTGCTTGGCAACCCGGTAAGCATTTCAAATTCTATGTTAGCCGTGCCTGCACCATAATGAGGAGATGTTGCCCGCATGGCCGTAAATCCATTATCCATAAGGGGCTGATAAAGCTCCTTAAAATTATTATCGTCATACCAACAAGATTCACACAAAACAAATATTACTGTCTTATTCCTGGGCTCACTTTTAGCATATGTAGCACGCAGGGAAAGGTACTCTTTTATTTCATCTTGTTTTAATTCAGGAACCGAACGACGAAGACTTGTCTGAATTAAATGCATGGGTAACCCGTGGCGCTTTACGTTACCAGGCCAATCCCACGAGAAATAATTAATATCATATTTTTCGGTGAGTCTGTTTGCATTTTCCTTTACCCAACCCGGCAGAGTATCTATTGCATTGGAATAAGGTGAAAAAGCCATAGGTGTGGTTAACGCCAAAAATAAAATAACAGCCAGCTTATTGGATTTATGAATCCTGAATTTCTTGTCCAAAAATAATAAGAGCAACCCGGCAAGAATTGCGCCGACACAAAGCATTATGTTGTCAGTGGAAAGATATTTTGAGGCCAGGGAAACATTGGATCCCGCAACAATATCATTAAAGGATAGAGGTTCATCAGTAAGAGATATTTTCGTCATGCTAATAAACGAAATAATTGCCGAAACCAAGGCTATTACATAAAGAGAAAAAAGAACCCTAAAATTAATCAATCGAAGGATAAGATAAACAAAAATAACTGGTGCAGACATCCAGTACATTCTAATTATCTCATGTCGATTTATGCCATATGGGCTATCGCCGATGATATCCAGGACCATTCTCAAAAAATAAATAACAACTGCAACGCATAACGTCTCTACTATCAACCCCTTAATAAAGCTGACGCTATATTTTTTTAAATTAATATTTCTCAATTTCTCGATCATTTACCCAAATCCACCAATAGAGTTTTATGTATCTCATCATCCACAAATCACCTTGATAATATATCAAAAAAATGTGGAGAAAAATGGAGTTATGAGATTTCACGCGTTTAATGAGGATAAAAAGGGAATTTTAGATAAAAAAGCTCCCGCCACTCATCATAAAAAGCTTTTCCTGGGCGCTATCCTCAGGACTTAGCAGATAAGCAAAGGGCAAAAAAACCCCCACGTCATGTGGGGGAAGACAGGGATGGTGATTTAAAGCTATCTCTATCAACATGAAATAAAAGGATTTATTTCATGCAGTGTCCACACTGCGACCACATTGACACAAAACGCGCCCTGCAATCGCAGGGCGTTTTTCACATCCACAAATTTTGTTGCCCTGAAATCGTCGGGTGTGGTCTGACTGGCTGCACTTCGCCGGGCTTCACGATATACCGCTGCACTGATTCCATCGTTACAAACGTCGCACTACAGTTAACGTTTTGGCATTGGTGATAACGTTCCTTGGTGGTATCTGTCATGTAACGACTGGTACGCGCATGAGCGGCATGTTGGCATAACGGGCAATGGAACATAATGAGCACCTCGACGGTTTGGGCAATGTCGAAATTTTACGATAAAAATCGTTAAATAACAAAATGTTAAATAAAAACATCACTCATCGTTTTCTGATTCGTACTCAACCTCAGAAAGCTTTATTTCGAGCTCTACGCCCGTCGTGAAGCCATTATTATTGAGGTTATGAGTTACCCTACTAATCAACCACGCCTGCTCATCTATGACGCTCTTAAACCCTGAGACTTTCACCGGCGTTTCCGGGTAGAGATCGGCACGCCCGACGGCCAGACTTATCGAGAACTCCGCAACACCGCGCTGTAGCTTGTCCCATTTCGCCTGCGCCGCCCGCATGGCCTGGGCTTTTGTGGCATACACCGTTGTAAGCGCAAATACGTTATCCGCCTCACCGGCCAGATATTCGCCCTCGCGGGCTTCCGGTACTCTGGTTTCCTTCTTTCTGGCTTTGGCTTTCGGATGCTGTAGCGCGCGTAAATGCTGCTCTCTGGGTTTGCGCTTCACCTTCACTTTCTTCGGTTTCGGGTCTTTGGTGTGAAGCCACTGAGCCGTAACGCCGGTGTAAGCGCCCCGGTCGGCAATCGCAAACTGGTGCCGGTCGCCGTCGCTGCGGGTGATCGTCACCTGCGGAATGTGCTTACCGCTCGCGGTCACCGCATTCCCGGCTTTGAGAAACAGCAATTTCCCCGCCTTGACCGACACCTCGCCGCCGTTCCGGTCAGCCAGCCGTGTCAGGAATTTAGCGTCAGATTCCTGCGTCTGGTCGATATGCGGGATATGAATCCCGGCCAGCGCCGGGGTGACACTCGCCGTCAGCCTGTTACGTGCGGCGATCGCCGCCACGATATCGCCGAGGGTTTTGTCGTGCCAGGACTCTTCACGCCGGGAATTCAGCGTCCCGCGAAAATCAGCGCTGCGGGCGCGGATGGTCACGGTATCAGGCGCGCCCCGGTGCTCAACCTCATCAACGGTAAAACTGCCCTTGCCAACCAGCGCGGAATCTTTCCAGCCGAGGAACAGGGTCAGCACCGCACCGCGCACCGGCAACTGCACAAGACCGTCGCTGTCATCGAGCTCAATATCGAGCTGGTCAGCCTCAAAGCCCCGGTTATCCGTCATCGTGAGGTTTATCAGCCGGTTGCTGATGTTGCCGGTGATATCCTTACTGTCCAGTTTCAGCATAAACGCGGGGGTGAGTGAGCTCCCCGCCTGGCTGTAGAGTATTTCTGACATCATAACCCCGGCATGGTGATTAATCTGGTGGCAGCCTCTTTTGCTTTCCCGGCCAGCATGTCAGCCTGCTGACTCAGGTCGCCATACACCGCCGCGAGCGACTCATCCACGCGCGTTAACGCCAGCGTAAAATCAATCTTGCGGGGTGAGCCGTCAGAAAAAAACTCCGCGCCGGTTTCGTTAATGCTGTTGATGACATACATGCCGTAAATCTGGCCGGTTCCGGCTATCAGCGGCCACGCCTTACCCTGTTCGGCCATCTGCCTGAGCGCGGTCAGCGTCAGCGTCCCGCCGGTGATTTCCGGGTAAAGTGTGCCGTTGAGCGTGATTTTTTCCTCCCCGACGCCGAGGAACTGGAAAGCATCGCGCCTGCCGACGCGGCTGTTTGACGGCCAGCGATATTCCGCGTCGCGTTGCATGCCCTGAAACGGCAGTGTCTGGCGCATAAAGACGAAGAAACCTAATGCGAGCATCATCTCTGAATGTCTCCCTTATCCGTCGTGGCGCATGCTGGAACGTTCGCGGGCGCGCTTGTCACGGTCGGCCTTTTCAACGGCATCCTGCAACTGCCGCCCGAGTTCGCCGCCCGGTGCGCCGCCGTTCTGCATCGTGATGTTGTAATGGCTTTGCCGGTTATCAACATAGGATTTACCGCCGGGGGCAACGGCGGGCTGATATCCCTGATAACCGCCATAGGTACTGGTTGCCGGGATATAGGTGCCGTTCTGCGCCGCCGCGCCAGCTTTTACGGCTTTCTGGTCAAGATCGCTGGATTCTTTATTGATGAGGCCGAGTTTATCGAGCACCCAGTCTATGCCCTGTTTCAGTTTGTTAAACGCGGTAAGCGGCATCAGCAGTGCATCCGCCAGCGCCTGTCCAAACAGGACGCCGGTATCCCTGCAGGCGTTAAGCGTGTCCTGCGTGGATTTGACCGGCGCAATCAGGTTTGTGAACCAGTCCCATACCGCCTTTAATTTCCCGCCGAGCCAGTCAAAAACGGGCTTAAGCGGCGAAAACAGCTCCCCGACCGGCGCAAATGCGGCGGTCAGCCCCTCAACAACCCCGCTGAAAAAGGCGCTGATGGGCTCCCAGTATTTACGGATGAGCAGCGCACCGGCGACAATCGCCACGCCGATCGCCACAATCGGCCATGTCAGCGCGCCGAGCACCGTCATAATTGCCCCGCCCACCACACTGAAGACCGTCCCCAGCACACCGGCAATCGCTATGATGGCATTTATCCCGGTGATGACCGGCCATGCCACCAGACCGATAGCGCCGACAAGCCCCACCACGCCGACAGCCACCGCTGCAATCACACCCAGCGTCTGCGCCAGCCCTTTATTTTTAGTGATCCAGTTATCCAGCTTCAGCACATACCCGGTGGCGGTCTGCACCAGTTTCCTGAGCGAGGATTCCTGCTGGTCAAACAGGTCAGTACCGACCGCCTCATAAGCCGACTGGAACTCTTTAAAGTCGCCGCCGAGGTTGTCCTGCATAACTTTGACCAGTTCCTCCGTTTTCCCGTCCGAGGCGTTAAACGCAGCGGTCAGCGCATCCAGTTTCCCGCCCGATGCGGCGGCCATTAACACCGCTGCGGATGAGCTGGCTTCTTCGCCGAATATCGTTTTCAGGTATTCGGCGCGCTGGCCGGTGCCGAGTTTGTTTTTCTCAAAACTGGCCTGCATTTCTTTCAGGATGGTGAAGATGGGCCGGGTGTTACCTTTTTTATCTGCCGTGGTGATGCCAAGCTCTTTAATCGCCCGGTACGCCTCGCCGGTCGGTGCCTGTAAGCGCGTTATCACCGCACGGCTCCCCGTACCGGCCATCGAGCCGGTGATTTTCGCATCATGTAACGCGCCCACCATGGCGGCGGCCTGCTCGATACTCACCCCGGCATTTTTTGCCACCGGCGCGGCATAGGTCAGTGCATCACTCAGCCCGTCAAAGTCAGCGGCGGTTTTGTTCATCGTCATGGAGAGAACATCACCGATGTGCGCGACCTTATCGTTTGAGAGCTGAAACGCGGATTTCATCCCCATCAACAGACCGGCGTTTTCCTCCATCGTGCGCCGGTTAGCCAGCGCCATATTGAGGGTCACCGGCGTGACGGCCTGAATCGCTGCCGCGTCGCCGCCCCCTTTGGCAATGATGATTTGCGCCCCGGCAGCATCATCCGCCGAGGCGGCTGTGTTGTCGCCGAGCTGGCGCGCCTGTTTGCGCAGCGCGGTCATCTCTGCCGAGTCTTTACCCACGCCGAGTACCGCCTGAAGCTCCGAGTTTTTTTGCGCGAAGTCATAGCCCGGTTTCAGCAGCGCCGCCCCGGCAAGCGTTGCCGTGGTTGCCATTCCCGCCCCTGCCGCGCCCACCGCTGCCGCGTTCCCGGCGAGCTCCTTCCCGGCCTGATAGCGCTGTTTTACCCGGTTCAGCTTCTCCTGTTGCGCACTGACGCGCGCCAGCGCTTCACGCTGCCGGTTGAGCTGTGACGTGGTTTCACTGATGGTGGCTTTGAGTTTTCGCTCATCGGCGGCCAGCGTGCGGGTGTTTATCCCGGCAAGGCTGAGCTCCTGCCGCTGACGCTGCACGGATTCACGCAGGCTGTTGTGTTTAAGCTGGAGCGCGGCGGCGCTTTTGCGTGCCGTCTCCATTGCCTGCGCCTGCGCGCGAGTCGGCTGTTCAGTGTTTTTAAACTGAATCGCCAGCGCAGCGGCTTCGTCTCTGGCTTTTTTCAGCGCCTGCTCAGTGACCGCCAGTTGTGCGCTGGTTTTGCGAAAGCCGTCAATCTTTGACGCCTGCCCGTTGAGCTCACGCAATGCGGTTTGTGTTGTGCGCATCCCTCCGGCCAGTTCCTTGCTGGCCTTGTCGATGGATTTTAACGGGCGGGTCGCCTGGTCAACAGCTTTGAGTAATACCTGTAATTTCACGCTACTCATTCGTGTTTCCGCTTCGCTGGATGGCTTTTTCTCGCCATGTAATGAGCTCTGTCAGGCTCAGGGGAAAGAGCTCTGAGGGCGGCCAGTGAAAGATCACTGCGATATCCGCCATCAGGTCATCAACAGAGAGTGTGTCGGGGAAATTTACTGCGCCGAATTCGGCGACAAAAAACCGATCACCTTACCCGCCAGGGCAACAAGGTCGGGCAGCTCAAGCGCGGCGACTTCCTGCTCGGTGAGCGAGGGGGCGCTCATGCGCGGCAGCACTTTAATCAGGGCGTCAACTTCGGAGTTTGCCACCGCCGCCAGGCTGACGCCGCGCAGCGTTCCGGCGTTCGGTTTAATCAGGGTGATGGCGTCAATAATCTGCTCGCCGCGTTTAACCGGATTTTCCAGGGTGATCACGTTGTCGTTATTCATGGGTTTCTCTTTTTAATCAGGCTTCGGGTTAACCGGCCAGCGCACCGGCCGGGGTGAACATTACAGGCCGATATTGCGGCGGTGCTGCTCCAGCCGGTCGGTGCCGTTGACCTTCTCCACCATGTTGAGGGTGTCGATTTCAACCAGCTCTTTGCCATCCATCGTCAGTTTGAAATAGGTACAGACGACCGAGATTTTCGCTTCGGTGTCTTCGCCGGGTTTGTTCTCGCCGGTGTCGATCTCTTTCTGGCGGCCACGCATCACCACTTCAACGGCGACCGTTTCGCCGGTGTCGTCGCGCTGGAAGGAACCGGCAAAACGCACCGGCACGGCATCGACGCCGGTCGCGCCGTACAGCTCCCAGATAACCGAATCCGGGAAACCGCCGAGCGACCATTCCATCGACAGGGCATCATCATCGAGGCCGAGGTCAACCGGCGCGACGCCGTTCATACCCGCCCCGCGATAGTTTTCGAGCTTGCGTGTCAGCTTCGGCAGGGTGATCGACTTCGCGATCCCCTGATAGCTGTAGCCATTCAGAAACACATTCATGTATTTCAGCTTGCGTGGCATTGCCATTTATCAGGCTCCTTAATTGCTGTTAACCGAGGAAACCAGCGTCGCGAGATATTTATCGGTGATGCGCTGGCGCAGGGTCAGATTTTCCAGAGGGGGAACCGGCGTATAGTCATAATCGATATACAGTTTTCCGGCTTTCAGGGTTTCCGCGTCGTTGGCGCCCTCGTCAAACCAGCAGGTCGCATCCACGATATAGCCGTTACTTTTCAGCTCACGGAATTTCGCGTTAATACCGTCCACGATGTCGCGAATAAGCGTCGCGGTAATCGGCTTATCAACCGCCCACATGTGCGCTTCGGCCATCGTGTCAGCGATAACCTGCGCCGTGCGGGTGTAGTTCTCAAACAGGAAAAGCGGGTCATCGGAACAGGTGCGGTTGCCCCAGAAGCGAAAGCCATCCTTGCGAATCAGCGTCGTTACGCCCGCTTCATTGAGTAAATCGGCATCGGTGCCCGGCTCCTGCAAATCCCAGAACACCGAGGCGCTGATGCCGGTCACGCCGTTGACACCGACGTTAGACAGGGTCTTATGCCAGCCGACAGACTGGTCGATGTACGCGCGCAGACCGAGGGCGCGGGCGGTGGCGTAGGCGGTTGTGGTCGCATTTTTCACGGTGTCCCAGGCGAGAAAATCCGGCCAGATCACCATTAATTCACGCTGGCTGAAATTGTCGCGGTATCTGATGGCATCAGAGAGGGTTTTACAGCCCCACGCGCTGACATAACCGAACGCGCGCAGCTTCTGGCAAACGGGCGCAAGCGCGGTCGCCACCTCCGGCGTGTCGAATCCCGGCACACCGAGGATGCGGGGTTTTACGCCGGTAACGGCTTCGGCGGTGAGCAGTGCTTTCAGGCCGGTGTATTTGCCGTTCTCGTCCGTGGTGCCGATGATGTTGGAAATGGTTTGCGCGAGCGCCTCTTCTTCACCGTCGCCGGTTCCCTCCGCCACGCGCACGACGACGGTCACCGGTTTTGACTGGTCGGCGATGGCCTGGAGGGATGCGGCCAGCGTGCCTTTTTTACCGGCCTTTGCGATGGCGCTTTGCACACTGGTGATCAGTACCGGCTCATTGAGGGGGAAAGTGGCCGCATCGGCATCGCTGGCGGTACAGACCATACCGACAATCGCCGTTGAGACCGTGGAAATGACGCGCGTGCCGTCGTTAATTTCGACGACCTGCACACCATGATGATAATCACTCATCCGTTTAACTCCGAAGGGTTGGGGTGAGTGTTATTTTCCAGGGTGTGCGGATGCGGGGCTATTTATCAGGGATGGTTGCGGTGTTGTACAACACTAAACAAAAAAAGCGGGCAAATGCCACAGGTTGATTGACCTGCGCCCAAAGAATTAATGCAGTGCGGACTTAGTAATTTCCGCTCCTAGCACGACGCTGCCGGTCACGCTGTGACTGTACATCAGACATCGACAGGCAGCTTTGAGCGAGGAGCGGAAGTCCGTAATTGCTATCATCTATCTTGAGAGTTTAACTTAAAATGTGGTCTACTAATCAACAGGGAGTAATTCAGAGTAAACAGATAACGGGAAAGATGAATAGTAATGCTGGTCATGAAATGGCCTATAATGAGAACGTTATATGCTGCTATAAATTAACTATCCTCATTATAGCTTAATTTATTTCTCACTGATAAAATTGATAGCCATATTTCTTATTTAAAAATGGAATATTGAAAGAAACACCATTGTCTTTGACTCCATCACGATAATCTCTAAATGAATCCTCATTAAATAAATTATATGGTAGTTCTTCAAGTGACATTAGTTTATTTGATTTATGTAGTTCAGGGAAGTGATCTATAATACATGTGTGATTACTATTCTCATTATTAAATCCTATTCCATATCTCGGAGTGCTTGTTACAGAAAAACTATCCATATTAAACATACTTATATCTTTTACTCCTCTACGAAGGAGGGCCTCTGCGAAAACGACTTGAAAAGTTGCCTTTGAGAGGGTGTCGTAATCAAATTTATCTTTATTTTTAGCTATATAGTTAAAAAGGCGATTCATTTCTAAAAGTAAGCAAGCTAGCTTTAGGTTTGAAAAGGCTATTTTGTTATTTTTAAGCATTACAAGAATGAATATCTCATCGAAAGAAGACGTCATAATCGAATCAAAAACACGCTCGTTGATAAACGAAGAGTGAAAATCGGCTGCATCAATTTTTTTGAAGGCATTTTCTTTATCAAAAGTAATTAAGCTGCATTGTTCAAGAGTTTCGTTATACTTTTTTTTACTTATCTCTTTATTGTCTATGGCAGATATAAAAGACTCTCGAAAATCGTTCATGTCATATACTGGATTGGGTAATATTTTTATTTTTGATGGTTTATAGTTATTTGATTTTCCGTAATAAATAACATTCCATGGAACTAATATATTTTTATCATCCTTATGGATTTTACCTTTTATAAGAATGTCTTCAATATAGTTTTTTTTATTATGGAGTCGCGCCATCGAATGGTTGAAATACAATTCAGTTATTTCAACGCCTGTCGTTGTTCCTTTGTAGTCAAGTATAAAGTCTGGTTGCTCTGACTTTATGACAGAGACAATTTTATCACTCAAATCGAAAACATTATCTAATACTTCCCATTCACGTTCATCTTTCGTTTTCATGCAACCTCTTAAAAACTTTGAGTTTAATTTTCAATAAATGAATTGGAGTTCTAATATTATTGTGAATTTTAATTATGTGCAAGATACAAATATAATATTTCAACTTGGTTCAAATTAATAAAATGGGTTTAAATTCAATGCGTTACAAAACATGCGCTCTTCTGCTGTTGCTTCCCTCACAATCTTAGACTTCAATCGACTCAGCGATCTCCAGACCTGCTCTCCGTTGCTCCACGCAGAATATTGTTAGCTACTTCCGCTCCTGGCCCAAAGCTGCCCATCTGGCACAGGCTAATCTCTGTGCTATGACAATACCGGATCAAGTCTAAACTAATACCAATCACCAGATGCCGGAAAGCCTTAAACATACCCGGAGATTTCCGGCCAGGTGATATCCGGGGTGCCACTCAGGTCAGCGGCTTCAGGCGCGTCAATGTAATCAAGCCAGCCGTTGAGGGTGGTCAGTAATTATACCGATATCTTCCGGCGTATTAGCTGACCGTCGCCTCAGACAGCGCAGGCCACTCAATATCGGGGGCTGAGGAGGTATCAATACGCATCAACATAACCCGGTATTTTTTCCATTCAGCGAGTGCAGCGGTCTCTTCGTCCGTGGCGATTCCGGCATCAACAGCATCCTGCAGCCAGGTTATCTCCGAGTCTGCCGCCGCGCGCAATTCCGCTTTTTTCATGTCTGCCTGGCTGACTAATTGCGCCGCTGATGGCAACGGTAAATCGTTCCAGGCGGGCATGTTATCCGCGCCCACGCCGCGCTCTTTTCCCTCCGGCGGCATTCCCATAAACACACTGGCGACACTGTCGTCAATGTCGGTGATATCGGAAGGTAATGAGCCGCTCGCTTCATATTGTTCCTGCAGGGCGACGGCATAGAAAGCGTTCGTTGATGCGCTCCAGTAATACTGATTCATTGTTAGTACCCCACCGCGATAACAAATGCACCGATACTCCCGGCAGGGGTTACCGACACATATGACTGGAAAGAAGTTTTCGAGAGATTGTTAATGCCAAAAATACCTGCGGCAGACGGAACCGGGCCATTATGCGTGGCCACTACGGAAATCGCGCCATTAGGAAAAGCAAAGGGAAAGTTGACCACTTTTGAGGCTGCGGAAGCATCAGCCATAGTGGCAACAAAAAACTGGACAATAAAGCCGCCCGGAAGCCTGAACCAGTTACTGCCGGAAGTGAAAGAACTCATATCGGGGATCTGGTTAGCACCCGCCCCAACATCACGAAATGCAGCCGTTTTCAGTGTATTGATGAAATTAGCAACAAACGCAGTAGTGGCAATCTGGGCCGAATTTGTACCAGCAGCGGCTGTCGGCGCGGTTGGCGTTCCGGTCAGTGCCGGGCTTGCCAGAGGTGCTGCGGTAAGCAAATCGAGCATCTGCGCCGGGGTGCTTTTTGACAGAAAGAGCAGAGATAAGTTTGTCAGCGCGCAGGCCTCCATGCTTTTCGGGCCATTGAACACCGGGAACTGCATATTTAAAGCTTTCAGGTTTGAAAATGCTGTCAGCATCGCATCCTGCGGTTGCTTTCCCGACAGGGCGTTTGTCATGGTAGTGACAAAGTTCGGATCGTTACCCAGCGCCGCGGCCAGCTCATTTAGCGTATCCAGTCCGGCCGGGGCAGATGCCACTAATGCGGCGATGGCCGCTTTAACAAATGCCGTGGTCGCCAGTTGCGTATCGTTAGACGCCTGCGCGGCGGTTGGCGCTTTCGGTGTGCCGGTGAAAACCGGGCTGGCGATCGGTGCATACTGCGTGTGCGGGTTGCTGGCCGCGATATGCTGTTTCAGCAGATTGTCGGCATACGCTTTCACCTCAATGACGGCATTATCAACATATTGCCGTGTCGCCAGTACGACCGACGGGTCGATTTTCAGCGTGACGGCAGCGGTCGAGGACACAATCAGCACCATGCGGATGGTCTGCGTGCGCCCGCTCCCCTCCTGCAACTGCGGCTTATAGGTCTCCGGGCAGTTGGCAACGGCAATCAGTACGCCATTATCGTCATAAAGCCCGATTTCACGTATCCAGAAACCACCCTCATTTTCCGGGATAACCTGCTCGGCGATAATCTGACTGGCGTTGTTCGCGTCAACGCTCAGCATATTCAGCGGCGCAATGCGTTTCTGGTTAACCAGCTTCGTTTGCGTGGCGTCCGGTGTTGGCAACGTGCCGTTGCCGTCCCCCACGGCCATTTGCGTGATGTTGAGCTTTGTCCCCAGCGCGGTGGCGTTTGCCAGCAGTGCCGCGCCCTGACTGGTCAGAATGGCAAAGAATTTCGCGGTCATGCGATTACTCTCATGTTATCGATGAAATGAATGGCTGAGGCCGGGAAGTATTCCCCGCCGCCGGTAATGTCTTCGGGCAGATACGGATAAACGACCAGGTCGTCACCGGCATAGCTTCCCGCTTCGACGTAACACTCGCCCGATGTGCTCAGGCTGATGGCGAGGCCGGTCAGATGGCGGCTGGCGGGTCTGGCGTCATTGATGAGTCGCTCAAGCTCCTGATACATCTCATCGGTGATGCCGCCATCCAGCACCCCCACCACCAGGCGAAACGTGCCGGGCTCCTCGTTGAACTCCCACCATTCGCGCACCTCGATAAGAAAACCGAGCGGCTCCACCACACGGCGTAATGCGCTGATGGTGCCCTTGTGCTGATGGACGAAAAACGCGGAGGCAATCACCCGGCGTTTGGTGGCTTCCGGCCAGTCAGCATCCCACCGGTCAACAGACAGCGCCCACGCCAGATAGGGCAGCAGGTCAACCGGGCAGGACTGCGGGTTCCATAACGTGCGCAGCGGAACCGGGACGCGGATAATCTCCGCCGCTGCCTGCGCGGCGGCCACCTCCAGCGGCGACGAACCGACGGGTAACAGCCGGTCACTATTCATCATTCCCCCCGACAGTGATGCTGTATCCGGTGCAGAAAGAGGCCTGATGTTTGCCGAGCACGATGTCGCCCTGCGGGGCGCTCAGCTCCACGCGCTGGACACCTTCAACATGGAGCGCGGCATAAATGGCCGACTGGCGAACGTCACGACCAAGCCGGTGCTGGGCGGTGATATAGGCTTTGAGTTTCTCTTCGGCAGCGGCGCGGATGGGCTCCGCTTCGGGGCCAGGGTAAAAATACAGGGTGGCGGCCACCTCATACGGCATAATTTCAGCCGCCTGCACCGTCACACGGTCGCCCACCGGGCGCACGTCCTCAGCGTTGAGCGCCTTTTCCACCACAGCGAGCAGGTCACCGGCTGCGGTGCCGTCACCCTCGCGGGCAAGCACGGTGATGGTCACACAGGCCGGTGTCGGGCTCTCGACAGAAATATCCGCGACACGCCCGTCGGCGCTGCGTCCGTGGTATTCATAGGCACCGACCGGCCCGGCCACGCTCAGCCCCTCAAACGCCTGTTGCGCGCGCAGGCGTAAATCGGCATCGGACTCCATCACCGCCGCTACCGGCGGGATGGCGGTATCGTCTGCCGGGGTGATGGTCAGCCGTGTGGTGTTGTTATTCGCGGCAATAACATCGAGGTCAGTCCCGGCAGCGCTTGCCAGCGTCACCGCGCGGGCGGCTTCATTCACCCGCTGGCGCCACAGCACCTCACGATACGCGTTCTCCTCAAGGAACCTGGTCAGCGGCTCGGATTCCAGCGCCAGCGTGCGGGCAACGGCATCCTGCTCATCAGCAGGGAACAGCGAAACCAGTGTCGCCTTGCGCTCAGCGAGGATGCTCTCGTAATCGAGCTCCTCAACCACATCCGGGGCGGGTAACTCGCTCAGGTCAACAATCGGCATGGGTTCAACTCACAGGAATGGTTAACGAAAGGGTTTCACCGGTGCTGACGAGCTGGCCGGTCACATTGACAGTCATCCGGCCTTCGCTTTGCTCCGTGGTGATTTCACTCAGCGTGATGCGCGGCTCCCACTTCAGCAGCGCCATATAACAGGCCACGCGGATTTGCAGCGTGAGCGCCGGTGTCTGCGGCTGGTCAATCAGCGTGGAGAGCAGCGAGCCATATTCCCGGCGCATGACGCGGGAGCCGACCGGCGTGCGCAGAATGTCGCCCATGCTCTGACTGACGTGCTGTGAATCGGTAAGCGTGCGGCCATTTACACGGTTCATGCCTGTATAGTTCACTGTCACAGGGGGGCTCCTGTTGTGCCGCCGCTGTCGCCGGGGTGCTGATGGGTGTGAAGCACCTTGCCGTTGGACGACAACGCGCCGCCGCTGTGCTCGATATCGCCGCGCATCGTGCCGCCTTTCTGCACCTCCAGCGTGCCGGTAATGAGCCTGTTAGTGCAGATCACTTCCGGCGTATCAAGGGTGATACGCGAAGACGCTTTAACCAGCACCAACGGCACGGTGGCGGTGAGGGATTCCGATGCGGTAACGTCGGCGGTTTTGATGCCGCTGACGGTCAGCGCGCTGGCCGCCGGTTCGTATTCGATAACCGCGCCATCCGGGAATGCAATATGCAGGGCATCAGCCGAGGCTGACGGCGCAGGATGGTCATCGGAGAAAATACCGGGCAGCACAAACGCGGTATCGAGCTCGCCGCCCACGGCCAGAATTAACACCTGTTCACCGACAGAGGGAGCCCACCATGTACGGGAGTGACCGGCGCGCTGCGTCAGCCACTGGAGCCAGTCGGTGATATTGCCGCCGGTCTGCACGCGACAGCGCCCCGCGTCCAGGTCAGTTTCGACAATGACGCCGGTGCGAATCATGTTGCGCAGCGTGCGTGCGAGATCATTAATGTTTGCGAGTGTGTTCATGAACAAAAGACTGCCTAAAACATTAAAGATATGGTATCGAAAGCCGTTATATGGATAACTACACATCATCTGGAGGGGAATTATGTTTGCGGCATTAATTGAAAAAAAAGAAACAATTATTGATATCCTTTGCATCGGATTATTCCTTTTCGTAATGAGCCGGGCTTACGGAATAGCTAATTTGTTAAGATTTTTATTTCGCTACCTGAATATTGGTTATTCAGATAAAAAACTGAAATCTCTCGATGAAAAATGGTTTGACATTCAGCTTTTCAAAATAATAAACAGAATAAATGTCACAAAAATAGAGGATGCAAGGATAATTCAAAAAGGTTTAAACGACGGAGTCTTAAAAACATCAAGCTTTCATTTCACAAGTTCATGGGGAGAGATAACCACTCCAATGTCTTTACCGAGAAAAATCTGTGCTTTTATGATGGGATTAACTCTGATTATTCTTGGTTCTGTGGCATGGTATGCACAAGAACCTATTATTGAAGGCTATGCCAAATTTAATTATAAAGAGTTCAGTTATTATATATCAAAAGATAGATTTTTTATCACCGATGAACATTCCAAAAACGTCCCTCCAATGATTCACAGCAAAGAAGATTGCAGAAACACATTAAACCTCATTGATAAGACATCAATCTTTGCGATAGTCTGCACGAAATTTCTTGATGAAAGCGAATCATATCAATGGTGGCTTGCTGATGAAATAAGATCCGTTAACGAAGCCAAGTACTCTTTAACGATACTGATGTATGTTTATCTTATACTTGGTGCAACATGGCTGCTTTCATTACTACAGTTTATACAGGCAGGAAAAAAAGTGCGGGAATATAAATCATCGATTGAAAACATCTGAATAATTTGAAAACAAAAACTGCGTAGCCTTTGATTTCTTAGGCTACACAGGACATCAAGGGGGGCGACAATAACGCCAGTTCAAATCATTCTGCTCATTTGTATGCGCGAGAGTATTAGTGTTTGCAAAGACATGCGTTACAACAGAATGAAGGTTTGGATCACTTAATTCCAACAATTCTTATTCTGCCGTATTTCATACAGCCTGAAATCAGGATCTCAACCAGACTTGTAGTCGACGGAATTCTTGCTTTTTATCCATAAACTCCAAATCCTTCAACTCCTCATCTACAGCCTGAAAAATACTTTTCCTTTCTTCCTCTGTAACCCCATCAATATTATTGATTGCATCGACCGCTATTTCATAAAGTCCGGTCACATTAGGGTCATAAAGCCGTGACCGAATTTTCCCTCCCGCATAAGAGTATTTATTTAAATAATTATCAAATTGATAATCAGTCATTTCAGGAAAGCCATTCCCATTAGTTTCTCGCTCGTGACGTAATTGCTTTATTTTATTCCCGAACCACTCTTCTATTTTTCTCTCAACCTCGGCAGCCATCATAACAGACACTATATAATAGTAATCTTTCTTTGCGACTTCTATTTGTATTTGGTCGATCCCGAGATCTTTCAGTTGCTCCGTTATTCGTGTTATATACTCATATTGCCCCACACGTGATAATAACTGATTCGTTCCAGAACGGGCCATCACAGTGAAAAGCATTTCAGTAAGTGGCAAAGATATTTTTCTAAGGCGCTCAATCAAATCATTAGCTTCAACAAGTTTGGAATGAAGCTCTGCTTTTAATCCAAGAGCAGAAATACTTTTGAGATATTCAATCTTAGTAAATAACAATAAAAAGAAACCAGCGACAAAACTTATGGTTGCATCAGCAGATTGTCCATTTATTATTTTAATAAACCCCAACACCATTAAAATAACCGCTCCCCCGAATGCAAATTTTTTTGCGCGCTCATCAAACCTCTTAGAAGCATCATCTTTTTCATTCGAACTTTTATTGACTGACATATGTCTCTCACAATTATTAGTTTGATGACAAATGTTCTATAACCAACTTTTCAATTTGTCTAAGGTTTTCTTGCACGAAACCCAGAAGCTGGCGAGCGGGGTATTCTATTGCAACACTGTTGCGCCCCGGTCTGTCTTTTAATCCCAACTGGTGAACCTGCGCGATGCGCTGCACCTTCCCGGTAAATTCGACTACGGCCGAGCTGTCATTACCGCTCGCTTTCATATAGCGGTTGGTGCGCAGCTTCGTGAACATTTCCCGCTTAATCCGGCCTTTCTTTGCGCGCAGTGGCTGCGGTTTTCGTTTTGCGTATGGCGAGCCATCCGGGTTTTTCTGAGCATTAATGCGCTGTTGTTGCTGCTGGCGCAGCTTCTTCGCAATATCGACAGTAAGACGCCGACGGCCAGCGGGGGACAGCGCCGCCAGCAGCCCGGCAAGCTCATTCTCAAACGGTTTAAATTCAGTCATCCCATTTACTCACCAGTTCGCCATTGATGTACATCTCCACCGGACGCGTGACCGGCTCCGGCAGAGGCGGTTCCGGGAGGCTCCGGACGTGAAGCGCTGAGCCGACCTCGTTAACCAGCGTCCGCTCGGTCAGGGCAAGACTGATGCTGATATCAAAACTGCTGTCATTGTTGAGATCGGCCTCAAAGGTGAAGCCTTTCGCCCGGCCTGCGTCGGTTTCCATAATGTCGGGCTGGTTCTCGCGCAGCCATGCCAGCACCGGCACAAGCAGTAAATCCGCGTCGCCGGTGAAGTCGGTCACCACCACATTCAGCGTGTAACGCTTTTCGAATGACAGCGAGGCGGCGAGCGTGGCGACAAGGTTGCCGCTGTCCACAAACAACCGCAGCATCTCAGGATTGGTTTTCAGCACCGGCACGGCATCAGCCAGGGCTTTTCTCAGGCTTTCGGGCTTCAGCATCTGTATCATCCTGGCATTGTTTAACGGCTTCGACCTGGAGCGCACAGCTTTCTAACGCGCGCTCAAGGTTGCGGATATCGGCACTTAAATCACCGTTCGTGTGCGGATCGCTGCCCGGCATCGGGCAAAGGCTGACTTTCGGGCAACCGTTGTAAACAGTCACCGGCACTGGCGCAGGCGGCGCGTTTGTGCAACCGGCGCACAGCATCAGGCAGATCAGCGCTGTACCAGCGGCGAAAGGCGTCATTTTCATTGAGTAACCTCGTTATGGTTTGTTCCCGCCGGGCTTCCCGCTCACCGGCGGCATTCAGCTTCTGGCGCAAATCCACCTGCGCCCGTTCGTTTTTATCTGCCCGGTAGCGGGCAACAATGAGCTGGTTTTTCAGCATGCCGATCGTCAGCTTTTGCTCGCCCGCGACACGGTTCGCTTTCTCAAAAGATTCGCGCAGGGTGCCATTCTCATGACGCAGCCACAGCAGCCCCACCACCGCAAGCGCCAGCACCACCATTAACGTTTTCATCGCGCCCCCTTCAGGCAGTAATCCCGCTCACGCTTGCGCCGGTTTTCGAGCCCGGCATTTCTGGCACCGTTGACGTAAACCCAGCGCGGGAGCTGGTCACAGGCCTGTTGCCACTTTTTCTGGTTCAGGAAATAAACCAGTGTCGATTGACAGGCCGCACCGGTGCCAACATTAAAGGCGAAACTGACCACCGCATCGTAAACGGCGGGCGGCATCGCAACCGGCGCGCAGACCGCAAGACGACGCTCAACCGTCAGCACGTCGGAAACCAGATTTTGTGCCGCGTCCCGCTCCGTGATATCGCGTTTCGGCACCACCCCGGCAGTGTGGCCGATACCTGATGTCCATACGCCCGCGCTGCACTGGTAGGGACGCAGGCGGCACCCTTCGAGGTCGGCAATCAGCGCGAGCCCCTGTTGCGAGGTATGGAGTAAACGAAAATCAGGCACCAGTGCCGCCAGCGCCAGCACGGCGGCCACACTGCAACGTTTAACGATTGATGACATTGCTCATTGCCTCCCCGGAAAGACGGCTCTGCTCAAGCTGGAGCGCCAGCAGGGCGTAGCTTTTGCGCCGGTAATACCAGTTAACGCCGACCGTCAGCACCACGCCCAGCGCGCCAAAGTACGCGGCGAAATCCTGCGGTGTCATTGCCCCGAAAAAGGTCAGCGCGACGCTAATCCAGTAGGCCAGCGATGAGGTGATTTTCTCCATGCTCAGTCCCATAAGTTCACCGTTTCGGCAGCGGGTGCGGTGTCAGTGTCCGGCAGCTCAATCGCCGTGCCATAGGGCAGCACCGCGCCGAGTTCGGCCAGCCCCGGATTGGCAGCGAGCACCGTTTCGACCACGCCCTCTGTGCGCCCGTAATAGCGGGCGCAAATCACATCCAGCGTGTCGCCCTGATGCGCATAAACCTTCATCAGATTTGCCCCACGATGCAGCGCGGTTTGTCCTGAATACGGGCGACCGACCAGCGCATGTCCCGCCACAGGTCATCGACCGTGGTGTCGATGCTGTCCGCTTTTTTGTCGCCTTTCGCGCTGGCATCCACACCGCGATAGCGCTCATAAAGCGTGGCGGCCGTCATCGCACACACCGCGCTCAGATAGTGAAAAATACGCATGCTCTCGCCGTCGATATCATCCGCCGGCACATCAGCGAGGCGCGCAAAACCGGCTTTCATCTGGCTTGCGCGCCAGTCGAAAAGCTCCGCGTTGGTTTCGGCTATCCCGGCTTTGATGGCATGGCGCAGCCGCGCCGGGGCGATGGTCTGCTCAAGGCGCATCAGCTCGCGCACGCGCTTCGGCTCGATGTCAGGAAAGAAAAAGGTGTTTTTAATCACCGGCTCGTCACTGACAGGCGGCGGAATGACCACCGTGCCGCGCTCCGGCTGCTCGTTATTTTTTTCAATAATCAGTGTCGTCATGACTGCCTCTGAAAAAGGGTGGGCGGTGGACGCCGGTCGCAGATACGGTGAAACACCCTCATTGACCGGCGTGCCGCCCTGGCGCGGGGCGCATTCGGTTAACCGGCAGCTTTACGGGGGCGACCCCGCCCGCGTTTCGCCGGTGTGGCTGTTTTTTTCTGCTGTGCGGTTTTCGCGGGTGTCTTTGGCGCAGGCTTCGCGACAACATGCTTCGGATTCAGTTCGCGGGTAAGGCGCTCAATGTCCTTGCGTACCCCCGCGTTACGGTCGAGCTGGTTCGCACGTTGCAGATGCGTCATGGCGTCAGCAGGCTGACCGGCATCACGCAGCGTCAGGCCAGCGACCTTATGCAGCCGGGCGCGTACCTCGTCGGGCATGTCGGCAGTACGGGTCAGGGCGAGGGTCTCCAGAATGCCTGCCATATCAACCGGCTCACCGGCATCACGGGCGCGCAGCACAGCAAGTGCCACCTCTTCGGCCAGCATGTAAGGCGCAGTGCGGGTGTGGGGCTCCGGCATCGCGAGGTTGTGGCGCAGGGCGTAGCGGGCAATCTCCAGCGCGCCGGGAATATCGCCCGCATCGAGACGCCACAGCATCACGGTCATCAGGATGTCATCCTGCGTGCCGGTGCCGTTTTCCAGTGCGCCCGCCACCCACGGCAGGTACAGCGGCAGCAGCTCACGCTTTTTCTCTGCCTTGCGCTCTTTTGAGTGGATACCTTTCAGCGTCCGGCGGTCTGCGGCCAGCTTAACGAGCATCTGCTCATAAGCGGTGGCATGGCGCAGCGGGGCGTTATCCCGCTGCGCGGCCAGCATGGCCGAGACCCGCATCGCGTGACGCTGTGCGGGGCTCGTCATCGGTTACGCTCCTTCGCCGGTGCTGGCCGGGGTTGTGGAGGCGGTTGCCAGTGTTTTCATGGCTTCAGCCAGTTCAGCGGCGAACACTTTCGCGATATCCGCTTCCGGGGTATCGCCCTCAGCCTGTTCAAGGATCTCGATGTTTTCAATCAGGCAACCGGCTTCGTAATCTTCAATCACGAAATCGACTTTCACCTGTTCGTAGTTTTCCACCTGGTCGAGCTTCGGATTTTCGATGATGTGGCGGCGGTGGCCGTCTTCGTAGAGATAAATCGAGATGTTATCGAGCGTGGTGATGAAAATACTGTTGGCCGGGAAGAACGGCGCGCGCACCGCCTGCAACTGGCCGATGGTTTTCTGGCTGATAATCAGCTCACCGGCGAGCTGTTCACTGTTCGCCTGGAATTTGTTGATCATCGGGAAATATTTGTCGGTCAGAATACGGCGACCACAAATCACCACCATTTCCGGGTTTTCGCGGTGAATCTCTTCAATCAGGGACTCATGCGCATCCATGACCAGCGCGTCGAGGTTTTTGTAAACGCCGTTTTTACCGACGGTGATTTTCTCCGAAACCACGTTTCCGTCTTCGTCGACAACCCTGCTCATGACGCGCTCCGGCGCGTCGTTGCGGTATTTCTGCAACCAGCCGACAGCGACATCCTGCAACAGGGGATTGGCCTTGCGGTCAGAGGTGGCCGCACGGCTCACGCCGTTAAAGCCAATAGTGATGTAGTCCAGCGCCTGGCGTTTGATGATCGCGTTACGGATGCGGATCTGAAAATCCTGAAAACGCGCCCACAAATCGAGTTTGTTATAGCTCAGGTGATAATCGAAGTTCACCGGATGGCAGAAATAGCGGTACGCGTCCAGCTTCGAGAAATCAGCGGTTTTACGCTCGACGCCGTTGGCCGTGTCGGCAGTGCTGGCAATGGTGCCGTTGACGTCGATACCGACTTTTTCCTCGGTCAGCTCGCGTACCACGACCATATTAATCTGTTGCAGGAAGGAGGAAGACTGCTGGACTTTGTCGAACAGCGTCTGAGTGACCGACGGCTCGACACTGAATTTCTTGCTCAGGTCTTCCACGCCGACGCCGTTCAGCTCTGCGAGGCGGCTCAGGTAGGCATTAAATTTAAAACGGGTTTCTTTACGCATTGTCTTTATGTTCCTGTTCTGAAAAGGGAGGCCGGTCAGCAGTCGGTCAGGGCTGCACCCGCGCCATCGCCGCCGGTGCTCAGTTTCCGGCGCGGCTGCGTCTCGCTGGGGGTTTTGTCCAGGGTGGCGGTGATCGCGCTGAATTGCTCAGTCGTGGACAGGGTTTGCGCTTCAAGCCCCTGTTTAACCTCCGCAAGCTGGCTTTCGAGTGCGCTGAAACGGGTATCAATGCCGTCACCGCTGGTCTGGACACGTTCAGCAATCGCCGTCACGGCTTCATGCACATCGTTAAAACGCGCGTCGGTGCTGGTCTGCTGACGGCTGAAAATGGCCTTAACAGAGTCGGTCAGCCGGTTAAGCAGGGTGTCGGGCTCCTCTTCAAACTCAATTTCCGCCAGCGTGGCCGCCGAGAAGAAATTCTCGGGGCTGGCTTTACGGGAGCTCAGCGGGTTGTGTTTTGCGGTGCGGCAGAATTCCAGATATTCGGTGCCGAGGCTTGCCGGATCATCGGTCACGGCCAGGCCGGTGAGGTAGCACTTGCCGCTGTTGCCAAAATTCGGCTGGATCTCCATCGAGGTGTAAACCTTCTGAAGCGCCTTATTCATGGCGACCAGTTCATCGGTCGGGGTGATTTTCGCGAACAGCGCCAGCTTGCCCTTCAGCGCGGAATCGTCTTCGATTTTCTCCGCTTTCAGCTCCACCACATCGCCATAGCGTTTAAACGGACTGTCCGGCATAAGTCCCTTGATGTGCTCAAGGTTGATGCGGCAACCATAGACACGCGGATCAAACGTGTCGGCCATTTCCTGAATTTCCGTCGCGCCAATAATGCGACCGTCGCAGGTGTCACCCTCGACGCCGATGCGAAACCATTTTGAAACTACTTTTTTTGCCATCGTCAGGAGTCCTGATTGTCTGTGAAGGATTCACGGTTTTGTCAGGAGGTAGTTTCCCGGCTCGTCCGTTGCTTCGCCATCAGTCACGGATGGCTTGACCCCGACACATCAGTACTTTAGCGAATCGCTGACCGCGCTTAAGTAGCCTTGCCCTGTATCCATCACGGCGAGGTATGCATGACCATCACCACCGACACCACACTTTTAAACGACCCGCGACGACAGGCGGCGCTGTTGTACTGGCAGGGCTTTTCCGTGCCGCAAATCGCGGAAATGTTGCAGACCAGACGCCCGACAGTGCAGAGCTGGAAACAGCGCGACGGCTGGGACGAAACCGCCCCGTTAGACCGTGTGGGAAACACACTGGAAGCGCGTTTAATCCAGCTTTACGCCAAGCCGGAACTGACCGCGCACGACTTCAAGGTCGCTGACTTTCTGGCGCGCCAGATGGAGCGCTTTGCGCGTATTAACCGCTACAGCCAGACCGGCAACGAGGCCGATCTCAATCCGAACGTGGCGAACCGCAACAAAGGCGATCGCAAAAAGCCGAAAAAGAATTTTTTCAGCGAGGAGGCGGTCGAAAAACTGGAAGAGATTTTCTTTGACCAGTCATTCGCCTATCAGCTCGGCTGGCATAAAGCCGGGCTTGAACACCGCATCCGGCACATTCTCAAATCCCGCCAGATTGGCGCGACGTTTTATTTCGCCCGCGAGGCGCTGTTACGCGCCCTGAAAACCGGCCATAACCAGATATTTTTGTCTGCCTCAAAAACGCAGGCGTATGTGTTCCGCAAATACATCATCGCGTTTGCCCGGCTGGTTGATGTTGACCTCACCGGCGATCCGATTGTCATCGGCAACAACGGTGCTGAATTGCTGTTTCTTGGCACCAACTCCAACACCGCGCAGAGCCATAACGGCGACCTGTATGTCGATGAGATTTTCTGGATACCCAACTTCCAGCGGCTGCGCAAAGTGGCATCGGGCATGGCCTCACAAAAACACCTGCGCACGACCTATTTTTCGACGCCCTCCTCGCTCGGGCATGGCGCGTATCCGTTCTGGTCAGGCGAACTGTTTAACCGGGGGCGCGCCAGTGCCAGCGAACGGGTTGATATTGATATCAGCCATGCGGCATTAGCGCGCGGCGTGGCCTGCGCGGACGGGCAGTGGCGGCAGATTGTCACCATTGAGGACGCACTCGCCGGGGGCTGTACCCTGTTTGACCTTGACGCGCTGCGACAGGAGAACAGCGCGGACGACTTCCGCAACCTGTTTATGTGTGAGTTCGTCGATGATAAAGCGTCGGTATTCCCGTTCGAGGAGCTGCAGCGCTGCATGGTTGACAGCATGGAGGAGTGGGAGGATTACGCGCCGTTCGCCGACCGGCCATTCGGTCAGCGCGTGGTGTGGATTGGTTACGATCCGTCGCACCGTGGCGACAGCGCCGGTTGCGTGGTGATCGCGCCGCCGCTGGTTGCCGGGGGGAAATTTCGCATTCTGGAGCGCCATCAGTGGAAAGGGATGGATTTTGCGACACAGGCCGAATCCATTCGCGCTCTCACGCAAAAATATAACGTCGAATACATCGGGATTGATGCGACCGGACTCGGTCAGGGCGTGTTTCAGCTTGTGCGTTCGTTTTACCCGGCAGCGCGCGACATCCGCTACACCCCGGAAATGAAAACCGCAATGGTGCTCAAGGCAAAGGACACCATCACGCGCGGTTGCCTTGAATATGACGTCAGCGCAACCGACATCACACAGTCGTTTATGTCCATTCGCAAAACCATGACCAGCAGCGGGCGCAGCGCCACCTATGAGGCCAGCCGCACCGAAGAAGCCAGTCACGCCGATCTCGCCTGGGCGACCATGCACGTACTGATTAACGAACCGCTGACCGCCGCGAGCGGCCAGCCTTCATCCTCAATTCTGGAGTTTTATTAATGGCAAAACGCAACAAACGCCACCACACCCAACCGCGCCAGCATACCGCCGCACCCGCGCAGAGCATGGAGGCATTTACCTTCGGCGAGCCGGTGCCGGTGCTCGATAAACGCGACATTCTGGATTACGTGGAGTGCATCGATAACGGCCAGTGGTACGAGCCGCCGGTCAGCTTTTCCGGGCTGGCGAAAAGCATGCGCGCCGCCGTTCACCACAGCTCGCCGATTTACGTCAAACGTAACATTCTGGTATCGACCTACATCCCGCACCCGCTGTTATCGCGGCAGGATTTTACCCGCTTCGCGCTGGATTACATGGTGTTCGGCAATGCGTTTATTGAGCTGCGCCGGAGCGTGACAGACAGGCCGCTAAAATATGAAACCTCTCCGGCCAAATACACGCGTCGCGGGGTGGAGCAGGACACCTACTGGTATATTCAGAACTACACGAAGCCACATCAGTTTGCGCCCGGCTCGGTGTTCCATCTGCTGGAGCCCGATATCAACCAGGAGCTTTACGGGATGCCGGAATATCTGAGCGCGCTTAACTCGGCCTGGCTGAATGAGTCGGCGACGCTGTTTCGCCGCAAGTATTACCAGAACGGCGCGCACGCGGGTTACATCATGTATGTAACCGACGCGGCACAGAGCAGCACCGATGTTGAGGCGCTGCGCAAGGCGATGCGGGATTCGAAAGGACTCGGCAATTTTAAAAACCTGTTTTTCTATGCGCCGAACGGAAAAGCTGACGGCATTAAAATTGTGCCACTGAGCGAGGTCGCCACCAAAGACGATTTTTTCAATATCAAGAAAGTCAGTGCCACCGACCTGCTGGACGCGCACCGCATCCCGTTCCAGCTCATGGGCGGCAAACCGGAAAATGCGGGCTCGATCGGCGACGTTGAGAAGGTGGCAAAAGTGTTTGTGCGTAACGAGCTGATGCCGCTACAGGCCCGCTTTCTTGAGCTCAATGAATGGGCGGGAGAGGAAATCGTAAGATTTAAAAGTTATTCACTTGATACCGATAATTGATAGAGGCCGCCAGCTAGGCGGCCTTTTTTCTTTAACCTTTAGATTTTTTAGGGTCATCTTTGCGAGGGTAAGTACGTTCCTCCTGGAACTTACCATCTTCGGTATGAATTTTAACTGACCCTTTCTTATCGGCCATATAATCACGCATTAATTCAATGATTTCAGCTTTAGTGTCCGCCGTTTTACTGGGGCGCTCATTCCCTTCTTTTTGAAACTTCCACTTATCGCCATCTTTCGTAATGTGATAATTGTCCATTGAAAGTCCTGTGTTCAAAAAAAGCGACATTGCTTCAAGTAAATCCTAACTTAAGCGAAACCGCTGAATTGTGCTGATGGTCTATATTTTTGCATAAATCACCCCGCTCAGCGCGCAGTGCTTTCCCCGCCTCGCCTGCCCGCTTCATAAGTCGGTTTTAATGCAGTTGCATGACCGTTCTGGATCCGCACCAGCTCTGGCGGCGCACGGCCAGAACGGGCAAACCTGATGCAGGCAAAACCATGCACGTGATGCATGCACAGCTAAAAAACGGGAAAATCTCGGGAAAATGGCATAAAAAAACCGGCATCTAGGGAGCCTGATTTGGCTCCGATTTTATTGAGGTTACGGGCTAAGCAATGTGCCAACAATGCTGTTGAGTCACATGCTGGTAACAATCAGAAGAAAAATCGTCGTCTACAGATTTTCATAACCGAGAGATAATGTATTGATATAGACACTATTATTTGTGCATTCTGATGTGATTCAACAGGTGTTTGATAACGACATTGAGCTCATCCTTGCTGGCTTGTTCGACTATTTTGGCAGTGTAGCTTTCCACCTCGCGAGAGCTCAGGTCGTTATTTAAGGCCATTACTGTCAGGTTCTTTGCCCAATCGGCAAATGGGTCTTTACTCGATGAAAGGGAATTATGCATGTCCAAAAACCTCGAATTATTTAACCAGCAGACCGCGGAAATCTTTGCGGTGCTATGGGATAACTTTCCGGTACCACAGGTCATTACCTACGGGAAATTTAACGCCGCGCTACCCGATGACTACTTTGACAAAGTTAACTCACCGGAAATGAAAGCATTAAATCAATTACGTAGTGTGGTTGAGGGTACATTCACTTTTCTCAGCGAAAACGGCTACATCCAGTACGAAACAGATTACCAAACATATTTCCGTGATGTACGCCTGACCGAGAAAGCACTCGCGGTACTCAACAAAAAGCCCGAGGCACTTGGCGGCAATGAAACAATGGGCGATAAAATTATCAGTGCAGTGAAAGACGGGACGCCGGGAATCATTGCCAGTGCGGTGACGAACCTGCTGACCCTCGGTGTTAATCTTATGACGTCAGCAGCATAGCTAACTCCCCGAAGGACTAACAGTTCAATCCCGCCAGCACCAAAAGCACGCTTCAGCACTGACGGGATTAAGACAAAAATGTTAAACGCACTGATTTCATGTTACATTTATGAACTTCGTTTACTCTGACCTTAGAAAATGAAACATAAAAAAGTCAACATCGTAAAGAAAAGAGGTGACTTTTCCCTGAGCCTGCTCAGCTTCGATATTGTTCACATAAAAAAAACCAAAGAGCACAAAAGAAGCATCAATTATTACTGGAACACCCGTACTCAGGAAATCATTGCTGGCTCTGGAACCCTTCGCAAGCGACAAAACATCCCATCAGTGGCGCATCTCTTTAACTACAAAAAAAAGACGTGTGACTTAAGCAGAGAAGAAATTCAATTAGGTGATTCAGTCTGTGTACTCCTTAATACTACAGCCGCGCTTTTTCTCTTTGGCTCGATCGTTGGTGTTGACAAGTCCAATAAAGGGACCTACTTTCACATTCTCCCACATGATAAAGCCTTTCCCTTTCAGCTAAACAGAGTCATTAAAGTTAAACATCAAAAAAGCAATATCTTCCTTCTAAGGGATGGTGTAAATGAACGATACGAATATATGGCAACCAAAAACCTTGCATTCGCCAAATATAAATACCAAGTTGAATTTGCCGAATTTATCATGTCGTATATTAAAAGTTCGCACTTGATAATCAGTTATGCTTCGGACAAAAATAAAACCATAAATGAAAAAACGGTATTACAATGCCATAACGTTCTTTTTGAACACATTTATGAATGGGCAGGGAAATACAGAACTCACCCCGTTGTTGTGGGGGATAAAGAACGACCAACAATGGAGCACGAAGAAGTACGTAAATCGCTAAAAGCGAGCCTGAGAGGCTGTACAAAAAAAGAATTAGAGAAAATACAGACCAAAGAACAACTTGTGATTAAATTAGCAACTCTTCACGCAGAACTGGCATGGATTCACCCATTTGAAGACGGTAACGGCCGTTCAATACGGTTATTCCTTCAAATTTTAGCGGCTACAATGGGATATGAATTCGATATGGAAAAACTTGATGGAAGTGTGAAGAATAAACGTGCATATCACTACGCTGTACGCCGTGCAATTCACCAGAATAAACGAAACTTGATTGCCCTTATGTCAAGGGCAATCAAGGAGCTTTAAGCCACTGCAACTCTTGTCAGAAATCGAGCTGCCTGCTCCATTTTTGACCATGATGTGTCGGTAATACGGTTACCTTCCAGAGAAAACGAAGCACGCAGGGAACGATTAACACTTTGTTCAAGCCTTGAACGACGTACAGGCTTTGCATCACTATGCTCGCCTCTTACTTGTATCGTGATAATCTTTTTGCTCATTTTAGTCTCTCTAGTCTTTCAGGAACATCACAAATCACCTCGGCAATGATAGTCATTATCAACTAAAAACCATAAAGCCGGATGGCGATTCTACGCCCAATTGGTCACATCTACAACAGTTTCTTCCCGTCATCCTTTTGAGCTTTAAATCGAGTATAGAATGACTCAACATTAGATACTATCAATTATAGCCCGCTCATAAGCCACCGGATATAAGGAACTTTTATCGCTCAAGCAAATGTTAGTACCCCCATATCAGCACTTCATACTCCCATCACTTCAGCGTAACGCCATTGTGTGCGAGCTTAGAGTGGATACGGGGGACTTGCGCGCATTCGAATATTCCCAGCCAACCTGATGGTGTGACATCATTTGGTTTGTGCAGTTCACTGCTTCTTTGTTGTCTATTTTTTTGCTGCGGCGCATCGTATTTTAGCGCATGCCTGAGGGCCGTCACGACCTCAACATCATTCCAACCGATAACCCTGCTATCAACCAGATTTAACACCGCTGCGGCATGCTCAGACGGTGTGGGGGTCATAACTAGATCGCCACCGCCGGTGAGCTTTCCACAGTTATTGACAGGACTCCGAGGCGCGGCGATGCCGCTTTTTAAAGTCAAAGGCTCAACGGCCAAAAGTTTTGGAACAATGCGCCATTCCGATGATCGGGTGACGTGGACATGACGCGCGCCGAGATGTGGCGCGTAAATTCCCACCACCCGCTCAATATCTTCCTCGTATGCGTTGACCACATTAGTCACACTACGGGCTACGCGCACAGTCTGACTATCTCGCGGGATATTTGCCCCACCCTGTGCGGCGATATATAAATCAAAATCACCACTATCCGCAGCAGCGCGAGCCGCTTCGACACGCTCATCAAATTCATCAGCAACGCTAACGCCGCGAGGTAATTTTCTCAGCTCGCGATACGCGCCCATTGTCGGCAGGCCAATCGGTTTAAATTGAGGAATACGCCATGTAGACGCCCAGGCTGTTACAGCGGCAGCCGTATCTTTTAACGGCTTTCCAGTATCATGATCGAGCTCGCCATCAAGCGCGTAACCATCGATATTTTTAGCAATGTATTTTGCAATGTAGCCCGCTGCGCCGCCTTTATTCAGGTGTTTAGACTGAAAGCGGTTACGCTCTGCTCCGCGTTCGTCGCCATCCTCTTTGAGAGCGTAGCGGCGCATAATTTCAGTAATTTCTTTGCGTTGTTCTTGTTTGCAAAAAAGCATCATATGCCAGTGCGGCGTGCCATCATGATGCGGTTCGACGACGCGCATACCGTAAACCTGCAAATCGTTATCTTTGAAAGCGGTACGCATCAGGCTCCATATACGGCATAGGTAGCGCTGCCCATCTTTCGGGGTAAAAGCCTCATCATTCCAGCCGTGATTAAGCTGCACGGTCTTATCTTTACCCTTACCGACCTGACGCGTCGGGTGATATTTCGACGGTGCGGTCAATGTAATAAACATCCCGACATCGCCTTCGCCAGCGGCGTAACGCTCAATTCCGGCAATAGTATTCATCAGCTCCATGCGTCGTATCTCAGGGTTAGAAATACTCCCCATGACTTTGCTAATGAGATCGATACGCTCGCCCGTCACCTTATTTTCCAGATCACAGGATTTGAGGTATTCAAGGTTAGCCAGGCGGCGTGTATGTACATCGCGGATTGCGTTTTTGCTGGCATACGGCGAACGGTCTTTATTAACCTCACCGGCAGCAATTAAAAGAGCTTCATGCCAGCGCATACGTTGCGCTTTGAGTTGGTTAATCCACCATTCATCGTTAATCAGCCGAGACACAGCGGAAAAAGCCTGGCGGATTGTCATCTGACCTTTGCGGTACTTCTTCCAAAAAAGCGGGGAGATATTGAAAGCACGAGCTGCCCCAGCAACATGACCATAAAGATGCGCCTGCGCCTCATCGGTAAAAAGCGATTCTTTACCACCGTGCGCCTCCGCCCATGCATCGCTTAACTCCTCGTACATAACGAAAAAATGCGAGGCGATACGCGCCGCGAATTTTTTCAGCTCCTTATCGTTCATTCCCGGCAAGCGCGCATAATTTTCGCTTTCCGCCAGAAATAATAGAGACGCCTGAGTGTTCATTTCGTTGCGCTGGTTTACTCGCTCAATGCGCGGCCATAAACGGCGTAAAAATGTCGACTTGAGAAAATAGAGCCCGTGAACCGGGCTTTTGTTGCGCCTGATGTATTCATAGCGCGATGTGAAAAGGGAGCGTAAAAAATAAGGCAGGCGGTCAATCCTGGATAAAACGCCTTGCACCTGACGCAACTCGTCACGTGTAAGGGGTCTATCGCGCCCAATAGCATCACGCGGCGCGTTCCATGAGTAAGCACCGGCAAACTCTTTAGCGGTGCCTTTTGCGAATGGTGGTGGCGGTGTAGGGGCGTAACGCCCCCGAACTTCAACGCCCATTTGAGCCAAAAGCCGTTAAGCATTGCTGACTGAGGCGCTCAACCTGCGTACTTAGTGCCTCAAACGAGCTGGCGTCACCAGTCAAGAGATCGTGGTGCACCAAGCCGGAAACGAGCTGGTTTAATTTGGGGTAATAGCCGACAACATCGAGCCACTCCTTACCGGCATTCTTGCCTATTTCAGCGGTCTTTTTTTCCTGCAAAATAAATTGAAAGCGATCACTGGTGACGACATAACGCTCGCCAATATCGATACGAATGCTCATGCGCGCCCCCGATAGTGCTTTGCTTTCGCCTCATGCGCTGACTGACAGTAAACACAGCGAGTAGCAGATGGATAAACTGCACGGCGATCAGCAGGAATCGGAGCGTCACATTCTTCACAAACCAACGCAGCAGCGCCGCAGGGTTTTACCCGCGCGGCGTTGACCTGGCGAGCCAGTGACTCGGACTGCCGTTCTTGAATGTGATCCATATAATCTGGCATTGATTTAGCTCCTCTATCTGTTCAATTTTTTAAACTCACTGGCGCAATAACCAGTTAGCTCGATGGTTAATTTCGATAATTCATCAACGGTGGTGATTTGCTTATGAAAAACGGCGCGTTTCACAAGCAAACTGACCACATCCGTCAGGAGGTTTAATTCACTCGAATAAATAGCGATAATTGACTCTGTCATCGCTCCGGTTTTTTTATCGCGCTTAAGATCGGTAAGCGATAATTCACCGTTTTTCATAACCGCAATCTTTAGCCAGTTATTAAGTAATACGGAGTGCATCAGAGACATTAAAGAGACTCTCCGCGAGAAAGGCCGATATTATGAAACTTGATAGATTCCTGACTGAGTAACTCAACAATCTCAACGCGCGATAACTCAGCGCCAGCTATATGACGGATTAAGCCGTCAAGGTGAGAGGAAAAGCGCGTAGCCGCATCGGCCTGTGCTTCGGCTCTGGCCTGCTGCAACATTAATGAAAATTTACCGCACTGCTTTCCTATTACTGTATGCATGACTTTCTCCAGACAAAAAGAAGCCCCGCACAATTAAGTGCGTTAAAATTTAACCGTTAATTATTTAATGCAGATATTGCTCGGGTTTTACCGAGGTTAAAATTGTTGGCGCATATTCGAATAAATTAAATAGTTCACGCAACGCGCGAAACAATGCATCACGCCAATAACAGGAGTCTTCATTAATACGCCAGTAAGGTTGATTAAATTCTTCCTCTGTTAATCCCGCATGCATAAACAATGTGCGACGCTGACTAATGGTTAATCGGCCAATATATTTAACCAGGCTAATCCCAACCTGACGGAATCTTGAAAATGCAGAGCGTAATTCATCAATAGCAGTTATCAGACGTTCACGATCAACATCGTTCATTTCTTCAAAACGCATCGTAGCGTGATGCTGTTTTAACTGAGCATGGAAGCAGACTGTTAAGCGCTCACGCTCCATCATCTGATTATAAAAATCACAAGAATCCTGCCAGCGAGGTGCGGCCAGATATTTGCTGACCAGACTGCGCAAACCGGCAGGCTGTGCGGACACGATACCGAGTGTCATTACAGGCATTTCCAGAACCTCCACGATTTCAGGAAAGCAAAAATAGCGCTTAAGGCACTCGTTTTTTTAGTGCGAATGATGATGCCCTTTCGCCCTCTGCCGTGGGTTATAGTGAAATCTATCGCCCCTGTGCTTTCATTACGCAATAACTGAGCTATGCAACTTGGTTCGTTCATAATCAAAGCCCCATCCATAACAGCCAAGCATCACGTTGCTCAACCGGTCGGTTGTAAAAAGCTTCGCGTACTGCTCGGTTAAACTCAGGGATAAAAACCCACTTTTCACCGGCACGGGCATTCGGTTTATTCGGATCCCGAAGCTCGATAACCGGCAACTTGTTAGCCTTAACCATTTCGGCAACTGCCGTTTTAGGTTTGCCAATCAACTCAGCGAATTTCTCGGTATGTACCGCATCAAGCGGGTACTGAATCACGTAATCATGAATTTCCATCTATGGTACCCTTATAGGATCCAGCCCCTTTTAAACCGTTCTAAAACGCTTAAAGCGGCTGGTAGCTATTGTCTTGTTGGTTCCCAAATAGGCACCAACAAACGCATCCTAGTTCCTAAATAGAGTCCAGTCAAATGAAATTAAGTGAGAAAGTTAGGGCTATACGAGAGGCCGAAGGGTTAAGTCAAACCCAGTTTTGCAAGGTATTAGATCTATCCATCAGTACATTAAAGAAATATGAATCAGGAGCTTACGAGCCGAGCGGTCTTAACTTGGTTAAGCTCACTCAACACCCGCTGTTCTATAAGTACACTCTGTGGCTTATGACCGACAAGATATCCCCGCAAGCTGGTCAAATAGCACCGGCTATCGCACACAATGGGCAAGAATCAGCAACCTCGACCCCCTCAGAGAAACAGACTGGCTAACTATTTATAAACATTACATTTTCACTATCTGTTTTCAGGACAGTGAAAATCGCGCCGGAGGGCTTTCTTATGGCAATTAAGAAGCTCGATGATGGTCGCTATGAAGTGGACATTAGGCCGCGCGGGCGCGAAGGACGTCGCATTCGCCGGAAGTTTGAAAGAAAAGCAGAAGCTATCGCATTTGAGCGCTACACGCTTGCGAACGCTTCCCAAAAGGAATGGGCAACCCAACGGACTGACAGACGCACTCTAACCGAGCTGTTAGAGGTATGGTGGCAATACCACGGGCAGAACCACGAACACGGAAAAAAAGAGCAAGGGCATTTGCTCAAAACTATTAATGGGCTGGGAGATCTGCCAGTCAGCAGGTTAAGCAAGAAATGCCTAATGGATTACCGCTCATTGCGTTTACGGGAAGGTATCAGCGCGGCAACGATAAATCGTGACATGTATCGGCTATCGGGCATGTTTACTAAGCTGATCCAGTTAGAGGAATTTGCCGGGCAACACCCCATTCATGGTTTGCCGCCACTGGCAGAAGCTAACCCGGAAATGACGTTTCTGGACAAGTCAGAAATTGAAAGGCTGTTAGGAGTATTGACCGGAGATGCTTTGCTCGTTGCTCTCCTCTGCCTTAGCACTGGCGGAAGATGGACAGAGGTAGCCACTCTAAAACCGGCGCAGATAGCCAGTTGCAGGGTTACCTTTTTGAAAACTAAAAACGGCAAAAAACGAACCGTGCCTATCTCAGCGCAGCTTGAAAAGAAAGTGAAAGAGGAAGCCAGCGGGAAGCTGTTCAAAGTTGATTATGAAAAATTTTGCGGAGTCTTACGCAACGTGAAACCTGATATTCCACCCAATCAGGCAACACATATTCTGCGTCACACTTTCGCAAGCCATTTCATGATGAACGGGGGAAATATTATTGCCCTGCAACAGATTCTCGGGCATGCAAGCATTCAGCAGACAATGGCCTATGCGCACCTTGCTCCTGACTACCTGCAAAATGCTGTCGCATTGAATCCTCTTAACGGAGGAGTGACGGTATAA